TAGATTTCTCCTTTAATCAACTGGGACTCGCGCAACTCCGCAACGATGTCACGAACATACTCGCGATCGATAGAGTCAGCTTCGAAGGGGGTTGCACCTTTCACGGAAGAACGTGCAATACGGATTTCAGTCGCGAGTTTTACCTCATCGTACATGTATCCGTAGTCGTAGATACCACCGTGACCGTAGAACGACAGGACATAGTCGATAAACGAAGAGGTGTAACTCTCAATCGTGTACGGTAGGGTGGACATTAGTTCGCTATCAGAAGCGCAGATTATTGGTTTGGAAGTCGCAGTAACAGTCATATATTCTCTCTCTCATCATCAAATTACATAGTAATTATCTCACGTTTTGAGAACAAAGTCAACAGTTAAATGACATTTTTTTAGGTTTTTTTAGACTGTTTTATCTCGATAATGGTATCTCTTATAACATCTTCGTATATACCATCATGGGTCAAAACGACAATTCTTGCTGAAGTGGGGTTGTTGAGGTGATCCGGCATAGTCCCTTCTATCTCTAGAACCATGCCTGTCTTCCAATGTTTGTAAGTTACTCTAACCATTAATAAGGGAACTGTTTGTTTGTTTTGAAGTCAGTTAAGTAGTCTTCGGGGAAACCTAGGTTCAACATGACATTGAAACTATGGGGGTTCTGTAACTGGTTGTGACAGTACTTCTCTCGTGCCATACAGAACTCGTAATGTTCTGCATCATCCATGACTGAATACATAGGTATCTTTGATGCCTTGTCAAACCACCGTTCAAGGTTCTCTGAACCAAATGCACACAACTCTAGACACTCATCCTTTTCCTTGATGTTACCCGCAGCAATCATGTTCTCAGAGAAGATCTCTTTTGCCCAGTCGGGAAGTGGTCGTGTCCGTGCCACCTGTTTACGTTCCATCTTCATGTCATTGAATCCTGTAGGAGACAGATCATGGAAACATCCTGTTACTTTCTTTTTAGAACAAACTACATCGAACCCATAGATGGGCATCGGAGTCTTTGACTTAGAGTATGCGTTGACGTGCATCATCCAGATACCGTGAGTATCTCTTTTGTCAACAACACTTACATGACCCATATCTAGTACGCGACTCGACCAGAACCAGTTGTAGTGACCCAGATCTTCTCTGTGAGCCACATTAGGACTGTCACAGTATAATGTCATAGTACGTATCAGATCATCTTTGAGTTCTATAAAATCATTCCACATCTTCGAGTTCCTTTAACATTTCACCATGATATACAAAACCTTGGTAGACTTGATCCCAATCAACCTTGAGTTTGCGTATAGATTTGATCGCAGTTGTACGGTCAGAGAAATGCCACATCCACTCCATCTCAGGGTTACTTTCGGAAATAATCTGACCACCCATCAACATTGCCATGTAGTTCAAATAAACGTGAGAGTTCCACTTGTCTTTATCGTCTTCACAACCCACAATGTAGTTGATATACTTTGCGGTTCCTTGGGTCATAAGATCCCCATCGATCTTACCACCGAGTTCCCGCACACAGTCTGAGATCTTGTCGCACCGTGGTAGAGACGAATGTGGTAGATGTCGGAAGATGTTGTGTTCCATTGCTTGGAAGATGAACCATTGGTTCACCATGTATGCAATACTTTGCGTGTCGGTCAGTTCACCCTTAAAGAGAGATTGGGAGAACGGCATCCTCTCGACTTTTTCGTGCACTTCTTTTATCTTCTCGTTCATAGTAACTATCTATGGTCTCTTGTAATTTAGGATACCAATCATCACGGTGTTCAACGAAGACTTGTGGATCTCCCTCATCAACTGCAATAATAGTAACCAACTGAGTAATTGGCATACCCGTACGTTCTTCCCACATGATTGCATATGCAGTCTCTTGTTGGAAGTACTGTTTAATGTGTGCCTTCTGTTTAGTCTTACGTGAAGTCTTGAAGTCAATGATGGATAGTTTGCCATCGAACTCTGCGACACAATCCACACGACCAGCGACTTTGAGGTGATCAGAGTACAGGGGTGCTTCTTGCAGGTAGACTTTACCAATACGAGTATCTAGTATATCTTTAACCTTGAGAAAGTCTGCATGGATATTAGGCATATAACCCTTGGTATACTTAGGGTCATTGTCGATATACTTCTCGATCAATTCGTGAACTGCGGTGCCACGTTGGGATGCACGATAAGAGATCTTATTCGCTTCCTCTTCACCCACACGTTTGCGCCACATTGCGATACCCTTCTCAGAGAGTATAGACAACACTGTAGTAATGGATGGGTAGTTACCGCCTTGTGGAAGGACATAACGTCTGCCATCCTCACTCTGGGTAGTGTCGAGGTCTTTATACCCCAGATCTACATCAACATGTTCGAACATTCTTGGTTCTCTATTCATAGTAAGTGTACATTATACAGGGTTAGGGAGATGTTGGCAAGGATTATATGAAGAAATCGTCTTGATCTATGGTAGTGTTGTATCTATACCCCAGACTCTGTAGATAGTTTGACTGTTCACTCTTCCCACCTTCCCAACTGCGTTCGATCTGTAGTAGGGGTTTACAACGTTTTAACGTCTCAGTCATACCATACAGGGGTTGCATGATGTACCCTTCTGTATCCATCTTGATGAAGTCAACGTCCTCAAACTCATATGAATCAATAGTTCTTGTGTTAATAATGATCTGTTGAGTCTCGTCAAACTGTTCTTTTCTACGTGGATTCTTCCATCTAGATTCGATCAGTGTCTTGGTCTGGTGGTTCTCGATCACATTACTGCCGGGATTCTGTTTATTAACCCAGATGGTTGCAGTACCCTCGATGTCACTGATACCGACATTGTGGATCTCTATCTGATCGTTGTTCTTTGTGTTCTCTTCCAGACACTCAAACAATGCGGGGACTGGTTCGAACGAGACAACCTTCTTAAATTGACTTGCAAACTTGAGAGCAGAACCACCAACATGACCACCAAAGTCTATGGCGAAGTCACGTTTACGAGTGAGTTTCAGTACTGTCTCCCACTGGTCACGTTCTGCTGGGCCGGGAAAATATAGATTTTTCCATAATCTCGCATCCGTCTTTTGGTAATCCGGATAAGCGTAACCTTCATTGTTAAAAATCACTTTGACATATCCGAAGGATCTTCACGTTCCTGTAGTTTACTCATCTTACCCTTGTACACCTCTACACGGACATTGTCAGGTTTAGGTATCTTCAGGTGATCGTGGTTGTGATGAAGAACAAACTCAGTATTAGGGAACTCGTTAAATAGATGCATCCAGACGGGTCTCCAGTTACCTAACAAACGGTAGTTATTGTTATCACTACGATCACTCATCAACATTAGATCAGTGTAACTACGCATGTTGAAGTCGAAGATAGTATCGAATCCGTACATGTGAATAACATCTGCTTTATGTTTCTTCGCTGCGTAGTGGACTGCCATGTGACCACAGTTGAAATTGGTTGCGTTACCTGCATACTTAGGTACGTCAGTGTAGAACTCTTTTACACGATGTGCATATTTGAGGTAGAACGTACTCCTCTCGTACATCCAGATCCTAGGTCTAGTACCCAATACCCACTCATACTGATCCAGTGCAAGTTCACCCTTGGTGAGTGCCTGCATCATCTTAAAGTCGACCATACATGTTGCGTAGACTTCACTAGGATCCATTTCAAACGGAGGCATATTACAAAGAATCTTTATCCCATGACGGGGTTTCTCTTTGAAGTATTGTGCTTTATCACCATTACCGATTACATGACAAACTTTCATTTCCAGTATTCCTCAATCCAACTTTGTGGTTCATACGTTTTCATCGGAGTAGTAACCGATTCGTTCTGTGCTTGTATCACACTAGGTCTCCCGTGGAAACAGATTATCGATGTGTCTTCTAATCTGTCGGGATATACTTCATACTTATACGACTTTACTTTGTTAGGATACAGGTGTTGTAGTAGGTCACGTTTCTTTATGACAGAGTTTAACCACTCCCCATCTCCTCGAAATCTTTTGAGAACATCATCACCTGTAAAGAAGAACTCTGCACGTAACCAATCCATCGCAGCAGATCTCCATGCCATCACACCCGACTGCATAACACCCTTGAGGTGTTGTTGATGTGAGTTTGCCACACCAAGATCTTCAATACCCATAAAGGTACCGTTGTAGTCCATCAACCAGTCTATCGATGATGTGATAATCGTGTCAAGATCTAGGTAAACAATACGACCACTAATCTTACCATCAAACAATTGAATCTTGTTCCACCAACCTGTCATGCCGGGTTCTAGGATCTTAGTATCAACTCCATCAATTTTACGATCAGACAGACACACAAACTTATGTGGTCGAGTAGTGTTTCTTTCTACTGCACGTTTAAGTTTATGTACATACTCTTCGGAGAACTTGTCTCCCCACAACACACAACATACTGTAATCATAATAATTTATAGTCCTTGTTGTAACCATGTTTTGCAGAACATCCACCCTCATTTTGGATGGTACTGAAACTATCAACGGCAGCGACAGGCCACGGATAGTATTCTTCCAACCACGGGAACCATGCAGTAGTTAAGAACACGTCAGTAGGTGATGCGTGAGTCTTTGCGTGTTCAACGAGTGCCTTTGCACCCTTGGGGTTGATACGGTATGCATGGGCGCCGGGAAAGTACTTCTTACTTGTCAACGGGTTTGTACCTAGTGTCGTAGGAGTATTGTACTTCCCATAACTAGGTTGACCCAAAGAGATACAACCTTGATAATTGATGAACTCAGGTAGGTTACCGACACGAACTGCGTCATGTTCGAATACCTGAATCTCTTCGTTTTTGGCAATACAGTGTTTCCAGAGAGAGTAGTGAGACAGAAACGCAGAGACACATCGGTCACGTCTAGAGATAAACTCTTCCTTGTCCATGTGTGAGAACCATCCCAGAGACATATTTTCTTTCTTTGCGATCTGCATAGGGTCATCTTCAGGAGTAACACCTGCGTACATTTCAACATTGTATTCTGGCATCGATTCAATACACCGTTCCGCAGCCTTCACTGACTCCGGTATATTCATGACTGTAATCACATATGACTTCATGACATCATCTCTTTAATAATACGCATATCACCTTTCTTCACACATCGTGTAATGGTAGAAGATCCATCATAACATCGGTACTTGACCTTCTTGTTCTCTAACAGAACTTGATACCATCCAAACTCTGCTGCAAGTAACTCTTTCTTATTATGTAGTGAATCCACTAAATCCGCATCCCATACATCTGCATGGTGTATAATGATACCGCCATCATAGACCATATAGGTATGACCACTATTATCATGGTCTCTGTAGTTATTAAACATCTTTCGTTTACCTTCAGTTGTACCGAAGTTCATGAATGAAATAACACTACGTTTATTATAACACAACTTTGCGTAATATTCAAATGATTCTGTAGGAGAAATAATGGAGTCGTATCGTGCCCGTACTATCACATCGTACCCGTCCCCGTACTTCTTCATCATACGATTATGATTGAGGATCTGTTTGGTCTGGTGAATGTGACGTTCGGTGTTATCGAACTTTAGTTTCTTCTGCCAGTTCCATGTGTTACGCATTGCGGGGTTATCATCATAGGGGTGGTAGTTGATCTCGTACTCATCGATCACCTCTACCGTACCACCCCAACTCTCTATTAATTCACGTCTAGTATTCCAGTCATCTTTCCATATGGTAAGAAAAAGATCTGCGTCAGGAAACGCATCCTTGAGTAAATCGATTGAGAGAGTGAGAGTGGCGTCATCCAACCGTAGTTGTCCACCGACAATGATTGCGGTCTTCATGTTGTCGTAGTTGAAACGGTTCCTTGAACCCGAGTACAGTAAGTATGAACACACCCAAGACGGCGCGGTAGAAGTTGTCGACACATCAATGCGTCATTTGGCCATGCACCAAACTCTTTGACCAACTCGATCATCATACGTGCAAGGGCAGGTTTGATGTAGTACGCAGAATGGCCAGGCAGTCCCTGTGGTACGTCATCTGTATCAATTATTGGTACAGGACGAACACCTTCAACTGTCTGTAGAATGGTATGGTATGCTTCAGATCTACGTGTTGCACCCCGTGGATCGTTGAGAGAGATACCTTGATAACCGACATCATTCAACAACACCAAGTCTACCTTTCTGGTGAAGATTGCATCATGTTCCAGAATAATAATGGGGTGATTAACTTCTGCACAACGTTTCCAGAGTTTGTAGTGTGACAGAAAACATGCGATACGTTTCTTTCTGTCCACAGTCTTGTACGGGTGTTTACGTAACCCACTCTTTAGACAAAGTTGTGTTTTATCCCACGGGTAGTTCCATGTGATATCCTCTAGGATCATCTCATTGTCGACACGTTCCGGAGTGATTGCATCAAATGTTTCCACAACGAAATCATTACCCACCAAACCATTAGACAGTATAAGTTCAGAGGCGGCGTCTGTTGACTCTTTGTTGTCGGTCAGAGTGATGACGAATGCTTTTACTTTTTCCATGTGTTTTCTCTCGCATTTGACTTACCGAATTGATAACCTTTCTGAGGTAGTCCCAAGAAATCTACCAAGATGTCAGGCGTGTCTCCACTAGTGATACTCATCTCTAGAAAGTTCTTAGAGTCTTTGAAGTACTCTCTCACGTCATCATTGTGACGTTTGTAAGCATCATGGTACTTCTTACGATCCCACTGTGGTGCACCATAAACATCTGTACGTAAGTTCATAGTGTAACTTCCATACGTCCTTTCCTTCTTACGTAAGAAGTAAGGTTCTACACTGTCAACCCAGTTCTCTCTAGTCAGATGCACAAACTTAGAGTCGGGTCTCATCTTATGCAACTCCTTGTAGTATGGTATCACCGGAATGTCTGACGCACCGTCACCAACACCCATCATCAATTGATCTAATGTGGGGTAGTGTATAACATTCTTTTGATAACGTTTCAGAAAGTCAGAGAATGTAGTAGTACCGGTTCGGGACATGCCAGTGCAATATATCATACTATAGATGTTCCATTATTCATTGTAGGCCAATCAGACTTGGGTTTGTTTGCAATCGTGTGATGCCATGCATTTGACTGATTGTCTGCACCACGCATCTGTATGTGTACCATCTTAGTATCCTTTGTACGTGGATCTACTGCGGTACGTACAAACGAATTACTATTGTCATAGGGACACCACGTGATGTATCTATTCCATTCGTTATCTAGTTCTACAAAGTCAATGTCCATAGAACATGCCATTGCATGGAGGTATCCTTGGTCTGTACCATACACCTTACCACGACAGGAAGGATCACTCTCGACCATCTCTACGTATGGTAGGAAGGGTTCAAACTGTTCACGACACTTACGCAACCCTGCGTTGGAGTATAACACGACACCAGAGTTATATACCTTGGGTCTACCATCTGGATCTAGAGGTATTTCACAACCATATTTTTCAGTAACCAGACGTGACCATGTCAACTCCGTAACCTTGTTGCACTGTTTCTTTAGTTTAGGGTCGAATCGATATTGAGTCTGAAGAGGTTCTGTCGCCATTGCGAGTTCACCTGTAAACGTATCGAAAATGTTTTCATCACACTTGTCCAGAGGAAAGATATCCGTGTCCGCAAACATGACGTTGTCATACTCAAGGAATGCATCGTCAAAGACTGGTTTGAAACACCCATAGTATGGTGTCACTCTACCCAATCCAAACTTCTTACCAAAGTTTGCGTTGAGATCGAATATGTAATCTGCACCGATCTTCTCTGCATATGCTTTCATACAATCAGATCCATATTGTGCAGATGGTCGGACTTCACCGTCCCAGTATTGATAGATTAGATTTTTACTCACCGTAATGTCTCCGGTACCATTGGACAAAGTTATTTACTCCTTCTTCAATAGAGGTCTTAGGTTTATACCCAATACTCTGTAACTTGGTTGTATCTGACGCAGTCGTCTTTGCATCTGCGGGGTGTTTAGGGCCATACTCAATGATTGCCTTCTTACCCAAAGAGTCTTCGATTGCGTCCACAAATCGTTGCAACTCCACTACTTCACCACGACCGATAGAGTACATATCACGGGGTGTCATATTATCGACTACACATTCTATACCCTGTACGATATCATCAACGTATGTAAAGTCTCGTTGCATATCACCGTTGTTGAATAGAGTAATCGGTTTACCTGCAAGTATGTTCTTAGTGAAATCAAACAGTGCCATATCAGGTCGACCCCAAGGGCCATACACTGTGAAGAATCGTAGACCAACTGCATTAGGTATCTTAGAGATGTGGAACTGCGACTCAGTGATTGCCTTGGTATAACCATAGGGGTTGATCTGAGGATACAGGTGGTCTGGTTCTCCCCAAGGAAGTTCATTGCCATGCATAACACAGGATGTAGACGCATAGATAACGTTCTGTATGTCACTTGCTTCACAGGCATTGATAAGATTGAGAGTACCGTGACAGTTGGTGTCGATATATTCACCTGCATTACTCATAGAGTAACGTACACCTGCCATCGCGGCAAGGTGTATTACCATGTCAGGTTTGGTATTACTGACATAATCGGTCAAGTCTAGTTTATCACGAAGATCTCCAACTCGGAATCCAACACCAGCTTCCCGTAGACATGCCACACGTTCTTTCTTCAGAAGAGGTTCGTAGTAATTGTTGAGGTTGTCGAAACCGAATACCTCATGACCCAATTCATTTAACCTAAGTGCAGTATGCATACCAATGAAACCGGCGATACCGGTGATCATAATCTTCATTCAATTATTCCTTTTTGTACTAACTTTCTGTAGTTAAGTATCTTATCCTGTTTAGGGGATGGTCTCCCCGGCGTGTTCTTCATTTTACGGCGAACATGGATTATATATCCTTCATCTACGTTTTCCTCAAACGAGGATCTGTTCCACTTGTCGTCATCTAGGTACAATGAGGGATCTTCTTTTAGATCTGCACGTACTGCGAGACGGTGCATGATACCCTCGTCTTCGTAGTTGTTATGAAACTGTTTAATCTCATGTTCGTGTATCTGTTCACGGAGTTTGATTCTGATATCTTTCTCCAGTCGGTAGATTGAACCACCCCAGTATGGATATCGTTCATCGCCTAACAGAGGGAAACGATTGCACAACTTCTTACGCAACGATGGTTGAATGCCAAAGTGTCTACCAACACCAGTATCATCTGTAAAGATGTTCTTGGTCAAACCTTTACGTGTGAACATGTCAATGTCCATCATGACCACAATATCATAGTCATCCCACTTAGGTGATAACATATGCATCTTCTGACAGGGCGAACTCAATCCACTACGAAAGACATCACCGGTGACTAACTCATAGTCTGCACCACAGAACTCTGCATATGCTTTGATAGACTTCTGTGACTTCTTCTCTAACTCACCCATTGGGCCAGTCCAGTGTTGTAGTATTATATTTCTCATGTCTTTCCCTTCAGGAAGTATTCAAGATCTTCTGGTGTACCCAGACCCCACATACCATTTGCGGTGTGAGTGCGTATCTCTTTACAGTCTGCGATTGCTTCATTGAACACAGGACACACATAGAACTCACCATTGACTCTTATGTCCTTTTCGATCATCTGTTCTGCATACTTTACAAAATCAGATCCGTGTTTCCAGTAGTAGTATCCCACCGTGGCATTGTCACTGATAGGGTTCTTCTCTGCAACCTCAGTCACAAAGTTATTTTCATCTATCTTCGCAAACGACCACTTGGGGTGTGTTGCTTTGAATGTCACTATACCACCGTCTGCAGCAGTCTCTTGCATCTCATACATGAACTGTGTAGGATTCCAGTCGACCCATTGGTCACTGTTTGCAAAGAACAAAGGGGAATCATTGTCTATGTAATCCTTAGCGAGTAAGGCAGTACATGCAGCACCTTGTGTCATCTCATCTACTTCTACTATTATACAGTTTGGAGCGATCAATGGCAACATGTTTTCGAGATGAAAACGTTCACGATGTTCTCTCTGTACAACAAAGATGAAGTTTGCGTCCAGTCCTAAGTTCTCTACCACTACCTGTATCATGGGTTTACCATTGACATCGATCAAGGGTTTAGGAAAAGTGTACCCTGCTTGTTGAAAGCGAGAACCTGCACCCGCCATAGGTATTAAAACGTTGAGTTTTTCATCTTTCCATTTGTTATTCATAGGGTTCGCCAATCTCTGTAGTTTAGGTAGTATGTTTTCTTTGGTCACTTCGGTGGGGTTTGCAACACGTATGCAAGATGCACCAGATCTCTTTGCCGCCAACAATCCAGGCGGGGAGTCTTCGATGATAACAGTCTCTTCGGGCAGAAATCCGTACATGGACATTGCTGTCCAATACATCTCGGGGTGTGGTTTGGAGTTTTTAACGTGATTGTTTGACAGGACAATTTTGCAGTAGTCTAACAAACCTGTCTTCTCTAACGCAGAGTATACAGTTGGTTTTATTGAGTTAGAACACACACCGATAGTGTATCCTAGTTCAACAAGTTCTTGCATAAGTTCTATTGCAGAGTGGTTTACAGGTACACCGTCCAGTTCTTTTACTGTAAGTTCCTGTTTATTTCGGAATATATCTTCGTGTAACTGGGAAGGTAGACCCTTTAGTTCGGTTAGTAATTCTAACTTCTCTAAGGTCTTTCTGCCATCATATATGTTTCGATGTTCTTCGGGGGTGATCGCATAGTCTTCACCGAGCGCATAGTTTAATGCTCTGTAGTGAATGTCTTTTGCGTCAATTAACACCCCGTCTAGATCGAAAAGGATTAGTTTTGTATTCATAAGTATAATCTATAATCATCACGTCACTGTTATATAGATGCATTATAATCCGCAAGCTTCAGTAATCTTTTCTAATCCACCAACATATACCCAGTTCTCACCATTGTCGTTATGAGTAAACAATTGTGGTGTCAACCGCATATTTGGTATCTTTGCACGAGCCAGTTCATGTGACGGATCGATTTCAACTTGACCAACATAATCGGGGTCTTGAGTCTCCGCGATAGTCATCAGATCTTCTTGTTCTTCAAGAGTGAGGTTTTCAAGGTCAACCACTTCGATTGAATCATCTGATCCCGCAAGAAGATAGTTTTCTATCGATTCTTGCGCCCCGTTACAGTATACACAATGACCCTCACCGACACGTATTAAGTAGTAGTTCATGGGTAGTAACTCCTTATTGCTAAACCGGAATAAACTCCCTCACTACAATAGATTGTAGGTAGATTGAGGTCGACACAGTAATACCCGGCTTCGTTAAACACATACTCCCATTCCTCTCGTGTCAATCTGAGTCGATGAGTGCGGTCTTTTCTGGAACATTCCAAAACATAATCTTCTCCCTCTTCTGCACAGATAGGCATTCGGAACACTAGGGTTTCAGTCTCTAAAACATTAAGTAAGTCTAAGACCTGATCCATGTTCATATGTTCCAATACATCTAATGCAAAGGTGAGACCATATCCTTTATCGGGGTCGATAGAGTTGCTTACGTCTAGTCCTTTCTCCCTACACTGACTTAACGCCCATTCACTGATATCAACACCACTCACATCCTCGTAACCTTCGTTTTCCATTGCTTCGATCACGAAACCGACTGCACAACCAAAGTCCAATACAGGGCCTTTGTTGAGTCCAATCTTCTTCAACAGATCGTTGATGTCTGCTGCGAGTCTTTTGTAACGATCTCCTCGTTGTAGGAAATCGATATAGTTCACTGTACTATAATATGCTTCACCGAAATCTGAATCTTTCATCATGCAAAGTTCCTATCATCTTCACTCATCTGTTGTGCAACGGTGTGAAGAAGTTTGTTGTTGTTAAAATAAAAACAGCTGGGACATGCTTCTTTCCAACCACCAGATCCTGCGCCTCTTATGTTATAGGGTACACCTGTTTTTGCGTATTGTATATTACAAGTATCCCATATTTCTAACACATTGTCAATAGACCCAAGAGAAAAATCTAGGTCATATGTCCGTTTCTCAAGTACGTGACTCGTGCACACATACACTTGATAGTCTCCGCCATCGGGATGTGGCGCAATGTATGGACGTGTAAGACCCACATAACAACCATCAGCATACGGTGTTGCGTTATCCCAGATGTCCTTGATAAAGAACTTGTTATCCACATCAATCTGTTTAACAACCTCTTTCCACTGATTCTGTACTTCTACCTGTGCACCATCAATCAACGCATTACCTGCAAGACGACAGAACTTGATCTCTGGATTGAGTTCAATCAACCTCGCAATCTTCTTGATCGACTCTACAGTCGTACCTGCATAGGCTTTGTTGGTACGTGACAACGCATCAGGGACACCATTAGTACCGTCATAGATGATGTACGATAGTCCTATCTTATCTTTTGGAAACGAACCAAAGTCATAGTCTTCTGGTTCACACTTCTCATCTAACTTGATTAGACTAACCCGTATCCACTTGAGGTGAGGATATACCTCTGGTCTGAGATGACGTTCTAACTTCTCTGTATTGGTAATGATACCTACATCGAATCCATACTTGGCGGCAAGGAGAACCACATCGTTGATGTTCTTCTTCGATACCTTGTCACGATACAACATAGGATTACCACCACCAGTAATCTCTATTGCCTTTGCACCTAACTTATGGAAGTCTTCAAACAACTTCTCAATCTTCTCAAACGGGATATAACTCTTGAGTGGACGAGCAGCAACAGAACAGAACGGACAGTCACTATCGCAGATCTCGCACAAACATAGTTGTATGTTGATCGGTTTAAATGTGTCTTCGTACTGAATGGAGTACAATACATCTGTGTGTTGCAGATACTTGTCACCCCATGTTGCGTACTTCTGGGTCTTCTCTTCATAACTTTGTGTCATATCATTTCCATGAGTGCAGCGACATTTTCCCCTCTATCCGGCAACAAATCTTTTAAAAAGAAGTGTACGAAACAACATGTCGCAATGTTTTCGTTCGCGGTAAATAACCCGTTCCATTTCTGATCCATATGTTTAGTAGGGATCTTATATTTCTTCAAGAAGAAGTTAAGTAGTGTTTGGTCAGTAGACCATTTCCATGGCCCTATGCCATTAACGAAGTCCATGAACTCATACCGTTGTATGAACTCTGTCGGTGTTTGGTTATTTAGGTAGGGACGGAACAGAGATGAGTTGATTAAGATCAAACCCATGTTAAAAAACTCGAACCCACGCTCATTTGGTTTGAAGTCTACCTTGTTACATTGCAATGTCGAGTATTGCATATGACTATAATTCTTGATTTTATCGACATATCTTTGTGATATGTTCATGCCGCGTTCACATACTGCACCGAACGCATGGTCTGTACCGAAGTCCTCAAAGATATTTGGTGCATCTTCGCGGATATAGATGTCTGCGTCAATTATCGCAATCTGTTCAAACTCGTTCAAGTAACAGAACGCATTCTCTTTCTCGTAGATAGGTAAGAACCCACCGTGTTTCTTCCACGAGTCCTCCGATCTATTACTCATGAATGGATCCGGACGTATGTTCAACACAGGAGTTTGTTGTACCATATGGACGAATCCATACTTCTTACAGTACTGACTTACAGATTCAATGCAGTGCTGGTATAGTTCTGAGTTCTTCGCTTTGCCTAGACAAACTTGATATACTAATCTCTTCACTGTTTCTTATGCTCTATTGTTGTTCCTATAGATCTATTCTGTACTTGATAGACATGGTCAGTCTCAAATACCCCTTCTTTAGTACCGTACCCGTGGATTGTACCATCAGAGTTCCACGTAATCTTTTTTATTGCCTTTACATCATTCACCATTCTGGTTGCGATGCCAGGTGTTAAGTAATATGCAAGGCCAGGCAGTCTTATCTTGTTCTTACCCGTATGACCTAAACAGATCATATCGTGTTGATCCCACATACGATCGGGTATAGGTTTTACCAATAACGCATCATGTTCTATGATTATGATTGGTTTCTTTCTTGCCTTTGCCCATAACTCTACGTGACTATACCACACTGCTTTCTCGGTCGGTGTGAACTCTATTGTATCACGTTTCTTACCAAAATGCAAGTATCCTTTACTCTCCATTGTTTCTGGAGTGATTGCATTAAAGAACTTGAGGTTATATCCATTCCACGACTCCTCTACTCTCCCACGATAATACATTGATTGCGGAGAAGAAGGCATTTGGATCATCCATACATCAGGCCTCATTCTGATAGTCACGCAGATTGAACTCAGTGCCATGCATCTTCATAAGATCGCGTTCGTGGTTTGTGTACACTAGTACCTCTGGGTCGTCTATTAGAAAATCACACGACTTACAGAAATCAGGATAATCTCCGGAAGTGTGTTGATCTCGTAGTTTAGAATATTCCTCTCCATAGAAGATGGACTTGATATCAGTTTCACTTGTGTGTCCTAGGACTGCTTCTTCATCTCTACCTAGTACTTGACAGCACGGATGGACAGCACCCTTCTTGCCTTCCAATCCACCTGCACGTATTACTACGTCTGGAGAGAATGGTCTTCCGCAAGTCTTCACTGCTCCTTTACGTACACCAGACTCAGAGATGTCAGTGACACCCGACCAGTTGTGCATCTTCCATATTTCTGTTTTGACATCGAGTTCCTCAACGATACGTTTGTAATGATCCAACTCAAAGTCTAGATTGTCGTTGTCTGTGATTAGATGATATGTAGACACAACGCACTCACTGTTCGTCTCTTTGACATAATCCCGCATTTCTTTCACTTTGGCCCATGTGTTATCAAAGTTACCTGCAATACGGTTGTACATCCACTTATCATATGCTTCGACATCATACCCAATCCAAGAGAATCGATAGAAGTCAAGACCTGCATCTACGCAGTCACGCATGAACTTACCTTCCATACGATAACCATTCGAGAAGATGAATGCCTTCGCACCATACTTCTTAACGATTTCGATGTACTTGGGTAGATTGCGATTGAGTGTTGCTTCACCGGAACCATCGAGATTAACAACACGTAGACCGTACTGTGCACAGTCTGCTACGTTGTCCTCGAACTCTTGAAGTGACATTTTCTTGAGGAAGTCTTTGTGTCGTCCACCTGTACGTACGTCTTGAGGGCACATAGAACATGAGTAGTTACAACCACCATTCACTTCAATCACTGCACGATCAATTTTAAAAGTCATCTATTTTATCCATTAATTGTTTCTTATAACGTCTTGCACGACCCTCTAGATGTTTTTCGTTCTCGGGTAGTCTATATAGGTAATCCCAAAAACAGTTGTCAGGGTCGTGTGGTTTGCTGAAATGAACACCCTGCGGTGAATGTACCTTTGCAATACTACTACCACCCAATGTGATAACAGGTTTACAAAAGTTACGAGCAATGTACTGCCACATCCCATCATAGAAGATGCAGAACTTAGAAGTACTTATATGGTATATTGCCTCACGTACGGGCGTACGATAGGATAACTCAACGAGTTCATATCCCTTGAGTTCAAGAAACATGATGATCCTTTCCCACTCTTTCACAGAGAAAGTCATCTTCCATTTCTTACCACCCGAAGGTATCTCTCGATTGAAGGTTGGTCTCCAGAACACTACTTTGTTTCGAGAACGTTGGAATAACTCTTTACGGAATAACCAGTGGTGAAAGGTGAGTACCTTCTGTTGATGTCGTTGGTGACCGAACCCTCGCCACCGTAGTTTCTTTATCTCCTCATCCGTTGAGTTGAAGATATGATTCACAGTAACGTTATGTGCGTTATGGTACATACCCTCAAGAATGTGAGTACGTTCAATGATGGTTTCTGGGTCTTCATAATGGTAGACATAGTCCTCATCATGCTCCCAGAAAACATTCATTTTAATCGGATGGTCGTACATCTTAGACAATGCGTGAGCTGCATTGAGACCATACAATATATCCCCGACACCAATTGTACCGCGCCAGTCTATCTCGTAATCCTCGTTGACCCTTATGGGTTGACCCGAGATAGGTTCACGATACACTTCGTTCATAACTACTTCACTCTTACAGTTCCATCATCCCATGTATCTGCAACTACTCGCCGTGGTTTATCATGTTTTACCGCGACATTCATATTCTGATACTGTTTCTTGTGACGATCTTTCTTCTTGTTTCGGGGGTCAAAGCGGGTGTACTTCGCCATGATTGAATCGTTAAACCTCTTCTAAAGTTACCATTAACCGTTCAGCTCTGTTAGTGACCTGACGATGCCAAAGACTATCTCGACCTTCTACTCCAGCACGTTTCCAATCGTTCTCTGCAATAGCGGCATTAAAGTTCTTGAACTTACTCAAACGAGTACGTCCCATGTTAAACATCATATTGACAAGTACACCTTGTACTCCGTCTGGTAACGAATCAAAGTCGCCCTGTCCGTATAAAGCATGACACTCGCTGATTGCTGTATTGAGGTCGTTGTCAAAACATTCTGCGACTCTTTCTTCACTGATTGGGGTTCCGACAGGTTGTCCATGCTCGGGATCTGATTCGAGGACGAGATGCCCGACACCAAAGGTTGGATACCCAAGATGGTCGTTATAGATTGCATATTCTACTCCTTCGTCTACTTTTAATGTTTCGAAAACTTCTTGCCTATTCACTTCTAATCTCCTTGGTAAATTGATTGTAATAGATCTTCAAACTGTTCTACTTTCGCCAGTCGGTTTGGCCAGAGGATATAATCTTTCTCTGGGTTCTTCTTGAGGTTGTTTAACAGTGGGGTCACTGCATTGAACAACTTGTCCAAACGGTCTTGTGTATCAGACACAGCCTCGCGTTCGGTGGTGACGACTTCTAGTTCGTCCTCCGTTACCGCAGTAAATCCGAAGTCAAATATATCGGACATTGCGTTTCTCCTTTAATTGGTTCATGCGATTCCCATGTGTTCCTTTGTCATTATATAGTCTCTTACTAGACCACTACGGACTATATCTTCCCAACAGAAGTTGACCGTTTCGAAGTGTTTCATTTGTTCCAGTATCTCTAGGAACGTACTGATACCCTTCTTGTCTTTATCTGTCTTGAAGTCTGACTGTTTACCGTCACCACAAAAGATAACTTTGCAGTTGTTTCCTATACGTGTAATCACAGAATCTAGTTCATGAAAGTTTAAGTTTTGCATCTCATCGACCAACACAATGGTGTCGTCAAATGTGATACCTCTTATATAAGATGTCGATTCAAACTCTATGTATTTATTATGAACTAACTTCTCATATGCACGATCATCCTCAAAAAGATCCGCAGCCACTGCACGGTAAGGGCCTGTAAACGCCTGTAGTTTCTCTTCGATTGTGCCAGGCAAGAACCCCACCTCTCGGGTAGGTACTGCTGACCGGATTATGTGTAACGATTGGTATGGAGTACCCTTATCAAGGATCTCAACCAGTGCAAAGTACATTGCAAGGAATGTTTTACCTGTACCCGCAGTACCGACTAACGCAAGATTATTACCTGATTTGTATGCATCAAATGCCTCTTGTTGTCTGATTGTTACTGGTTCAATAGTACGTAAATGATCCATGCGTATGTTCATGGATTCAGAATGTTGTCTTTTCAAAGTCCGATGAGTCCCCATCCGTGGTTTGCGATTGCGTTTAGTATGATGAACAAACATGTTGCCATGTGAGTCAACCACCATACCGTTCGTATTACGGCAACACTGTCTGCCTGTTTATCGGTGGCTCCGACCTTCTCCCCTAGAGACTTGGCCCAGATTCTCCACCATTTAGTCATGGATACTGTTTTTGACGTACCTAGATTGGTTCGATTTGATTTGTTTGAGTTTGTCCTTCCAATCACCGCTGGTCTTACTGAGTACAGATCCTACTCCAGTAACCATTTTCGGTGCGGAATTGATTTGATTAGCCCATTCTCCGGACTCGACCATCTCGGTCATTTTTGATATGGAGATAATCATTTCCGTGACTTCCCCAGTCTTGATATTTTGCATGTCGTACGTTGGCATAATAATGTTGTCCAGTAAGATGAAATGGGCCCCAATTAAGGAGCCCGTTCCAGATACTGGATCACCCCCTTAGTCGAAGTTCAGCCTGATTGATTGCAGTCTCTAAAAACGTTTGACGTTTAGCGACTTTATACGCAATGTCTGCTTTGCCCTTCTTTTGTAGTTTATGAATGTAATGTCCCAACTCTCGCGAGTCTTTCCTAAGTCTTTCTAGTTGATTAGTGTTTCCAACCATACTCTCTCCTTACTTGAATTAATGGGGGATGTTATTCATGAAGTAGATCTGGAAATGCCTCCGTTACCAGTTTTTTAGTGATGCCTTTCATAGGCGGTTGCTTGTTAATCATAGTGACGATCAATTCTGCATCGCGAGGATGTACTGTCTCAACCATATCAAGGAACAATTTTTCTCTTTTGACTGACGATAATCTCTCGGACTCCATAAGCCCTTTCACGAAGTATTTGAACTTCATGTGTTCTCTTAATAGGGTTGTAGGAGGAGATTCCTCGGACGAGGGATTATACGGTACCGCTCCAGTGGGTAGGTTCCACTGAATGACATTGTCAAAGGTACCTCGTAATACGTCTCTTAACGCATTACTCTGTTCTTTTTGTAGTATAGATACTTTATCTTTTCTACTTTTAGCTTTAGTTACTTTATCTAACGTTTCGTACACTTGGTACTTGATAGCTGTTATTGCCATAATCTTATTAATCCTAAAAGGTGTTGAAGCTCATTATACAGTTATATAGTTGCCTTGTCAAGCATTATCTTGTCTTGCGTTTCTTCTGTTGTTCTATCCACTTCTTCGCTTTCTTACCGACCGGTTTGTTAGTGAACTTAGTCGCGTCACGATACGCAGTCAGTGTCTCTTTCTGGTAGTTCTTACCCTCAGAGTTATCGACAACTAAGAAGTTAGGTTTACCGAACATACGTTGGAACTTACCAATGTTACGTTGTACTGCTTTCCAATACTCGGTTACACCTGGCGCACCCAGAGTACGTGCTCGCATTGCGTCACGTTTGATTGCAGTGTCAAGATCGGTGTTTACGAAAATCATTGCGACATCGTAACCCAGTGCTTTCACTTTCTTTGCCTGTTCTGCAATCTTGTCTGGATCCTTACCAGTACCATCTACCACAAGACCGAGTCGACCTTTTAGATATATGGCTTCTTTCGTACCAGTGAGTCTCTTTGCCTTACCGCGAAGTTCTTGTCCCTTCGGTGAGAAGATGTTGTCTGGATTCATTTCCATACCAGCTTTCTTCATGGCATTTTCGAATGCATCATCAGAGTTAACAACTTTATAACCTAAAGCTTGTAATCCTGTCTTACCGACAATGAACGACTTACCGGATCCTGGCCCACCCGCGAGAAAGATTGCTTTGAATATTGCGGGGTCGTTGACACCCTCTTGGAGGAACTGATTGAAAGTTAACACTGATACACCCTTATTGTAGTATGATATTATTTATAAAACTTCTGTACTGAAGTAACAAAGTTTTCCGTTGTTATATACAACTAATCCATCTAACGCAGTTTCTTCTAGTACTTGAAATGCTTCCTTCAATGTATTTAGTATTGGTTTACCCTTAACATTGAAGGATGTGTTGAGTAATACCCCGCCAGAGGCGCCTAGAAGGTCGTAGAGGAACGCATTTGACTTTCTGGTAACTGACTGCACCCTTGCCGAACCATCTACATGTGTTACAGCTGCAAGTTGTTCTTTATACTCTTCACGCACTTTAACACTGAAGTTCATGTACTCTAGGTTATCATATGACCCTGCATCAAAGTATATATGTGCGTCTTCCTGTCGTACCATAGGCGCAAACGGTCTGTAGGACTCTCTACGTTTGACTAGGTTGACCTTATCCTTCTTATCCGCACCCTTGGGGTCACAGATGATTGATCGATTACCTAACGCACGAGGGCCAACCTCTGCATTACCCTGCACCAGACCAAGGATCTTGTCCTCTTTTAAAAGACCTACTAACTGGTCTATTGATATGATTGCAGAACTAAACTTGTTTCGATAACTAAACATTTCATGCATGTCTGATATCGGTAGACCTGCATAACGTATGTCTGCACCAATGAAATCTTGCCTGTTATGTATTGACATATATGTACATATCATACCAAAGGGCAGTCCACTGTCGGTGACATCTGGTGGTACGAATACCTCCAGACCCAACTCTTCCTGTATACGAGTATTGGTAAGGATGTTTAAGGCACAACCGCCAGAAAGAACCAGACGTTTGCCATTACGACAGATCTTATCCCACACCTCTGGTTCTTGTAAATATTGTAGAACGTTCTCTTCGTGTTGGTGTTGAATACCCGCAGCAATGTCACACTCTTCTTCCCATGTGGACTGAAAAGGACTGACAAACAAGTTATAATGATTAACCTCTTCTGGGGTTTCATTCTGATTCTCAGCTATCCATTCTTTGCCGTTTACATTTTCCTTACCGGTACGCATGACACCGTCTGACGCCATATTAGATGATGATAAACTGTACACACTTCGATACCAGATCCATGCTGGGTTGACCATGTTGGTTGTTTCTTCATCTTCATTAATCAAACCTCTACCTAGGAATGCATGGTAACTATCACGATTTCCATACGCAGACATTCCCATGACTTTACCTGCCATGTCTAGAGTTGAATCGGTCTTACTGACCATGTTTTGACAACCTAGTCCAGCGGCTAAGTTATAGTTGCGACCAAAGTAATATGGCCACGGTTGGGGTGCTTCGTCCCTATCGTAGTTACCGCATTTCATGGGCGTGAGAACCCAAGGTTGACAATCCCACATATGGGTGTGACCATCATCTCCACCTGCATCAAAGGTTAACGCAGTACAGGACTTTCCTACCCAAGGGGACTGTGCATATGCACCCCACGCATGAGCGCGATGGTGACGTTTGTGCATCTCGATGTTACGTACGTTGAAGATACTTTGGACGATTTCAGGGTCAAGTGAAAGATTGTCATCCCTACAATAATCTTCATGTCCAGCGAATGAACCGATTATGAATGCATCATAGTCGTTCTTCATACCCAAAGTCTTTTCAGAGATCTCTAAAACGGTCTCTAGTATCTCTCTCTGTTCTTCTTTTCTTGCATGTCCCCTATAGTGTTTTATTCCTGTTAACTTCTCAATCTCTATTATGTGAAACGTTCTTGTCTGGTCGTTGTACAAACATATTGAGGAATCGTGACCCCAATAAGCAGCGGCCAAGTTAGCCATCAGGTTCTCCTAGATGTTTTGCATGGATTTTACATCCTATAAAGGAATTGTAATAATCATCACTCAACAAGACATCTTTCTCGAACTGAATCTTTGCTTCGTAATAAGAACAATCTCCCTTCGTCTTACACAGACGTAGGATCTCTCGATGATATTTGTCGCCACCATGATGTTCTACTAGTGTCTTCAATGCATCATTACTACCATAGTACTCACGCCAGTCAGACTGTTTGGTAACCTTACGTTTCCGTTTGGTTCCTTTGAGAGGGGGTAATCTGCGAGTAGACCAGAAGAACTTCTTCCCGATATATTTCTTACCATCAGGATCAGTGATACAATAGACAAACCCGACAAAGTCTTTTAGAAAGTCTTCATCGGGTTCAAAGGGCAGGTTTTCAAATAACCAATTAATCTTCCCACTCCTCCTGAGAAGGTGTACCACACATAGGACAGTGGGTAGGCTTCTCTTCGGAGTTTTTAACTATTAGTGTGGTGGAGGCATCACAGACCCCACACACCATTTCGTATTCGTATTCCATATGTACATCCTCATGCGGTAGCGACCTCGTTCCAACCCCAGTCGCCTTCCATTCCGTTGACCGAGTATTCAGTCACCCTTTTCTCAAAGAAGTTGTCATGTGACGCACCGTTCAACACCCAATCCAACCAAGGTAATGGGTTATCCTTCTGACGGAACTTAGGTTTCAATCCCAGCTGAAGTAAACGTCTGTCAGCGATATGACGAATGTACTTTCGTACTTCTTCTTTGGTGAGACCCTGAACGTCATTACCCTTAAATGCGAGTGCAATGAACTTATCCTCAAGATCTACTGCTTGTTTTGCCATAGTATATATCTTAGACTTTAACTCGTCATTTACGATACGTGGATGTTCGTCACAGAACTCACGGAATAGTTTTGCATTACCTTGCACGTGAATAGTCTCATCGCGAATAGACCACTCAACAATTGTACCCATACCTTTCATCTTACCGAAACGTTGGAAGTTCAACAACATTACGAACGATGCAAACAATGACATACCCTCGTTAAATACTGACTGTGCAAGAGATAATGCCAGTCCAGTCTGAGTACTACTGTCTCCATCCTTCATGAAGTCGATCTTATCCGCCATCTCTTTGTACTCAAGAAACGCATGATACTCCTCATCTGCAAGACCCAGTGTATCATTCAACAATGCATATGCACGTTGGTGTACACCCTCACGGTTCGCAAACGAAGATAACATGTTACGTACTTCATTATTCTTAAACTTAGGTATCAAGAGTTCATGATAATTCTCTCCTACCTGTACATCTGATTGGGTAAATAACCGAAGAACCTGAGTAACAAACTCTTTCTCTTCTTCTGTCAATTTAGTTTTCCAATCTTGAACGTCTTCACTGAGTTCTGCTTCATCCTCTACCCAGTGTACCTCTTCGTGTTTCTTTGTCAGTTCAACTGCCCAAGGATACATGAAAGGTTTGTACGTTTTACTAAACTCTAGTAACATCTATTCTGCCTCTATTAATTGGTTGTAGTTCCATAGGTATATCCGTATTCTTTTGGACTCCATATGAAGTCCGAACCGATTGTACGTTGATATTCGTAATCCAGATCTTCCAATAGAGAGATTATCTCCACACATTTTTTGGTTGATTCTGGATCATCGGCGTTTATTTCCGTAGTGATGACAGGACGCCACCGTTTTATTGTTTCCATTGCACCCCTGAGTACTTCAAGTTCGAGACCCTCAACATCTATCTTGATGAAGTCAACGTTCTCAAACTCAAATGAGTCCAACGCTCTAACCTGACATTTAAGGATTCTTTCGTACTTACCAACACCAGCATAAATGTCTAAGTTTCTATAATGAGAAGAATGTCCTGTCCAGCTGGGGGTGAAGTAAATATCCACCTCACCCTCTTTTTCTCCTAATCCATAGGGGAAGACTTCAACGTTATTATTTTCAAAACGATTAACGTTTTCAATAAGACAAT